GTCCAAATCGTTTAGTTTTGCGCAAGCCTCTGTCCAAATCGCCTCTGGAATTGCACCCATTACTGTTTGGCGTGCCTTACCATTTACGGCTCTTAATCTTACTCGTCTGGTTAGTTTTGAGTAGTCCATAATATTTTGACGTAGCAAGTCAAGGACCACCGTTGGAATTGTTAAGTCAGCACCTGTTACACCTCTTTTTTGAGAAACTCCAGAAAGTTGTTCCCTGCCCATTTCTCTTGCTCTCTCCAAAAAAGCTTTTACATCTTCACGTGCCACGAATTCTCTTTGCTCTTGTGCGTTTAAACCAAAAAATTTTGCTCTTGTCTGCATTTTGTTATCAGCCCTTTCTTTCTTATCTTTTGTTACTTCCCTGCTGTCCGGAGATTTGGATTCTTCTGCCTCCAAATCTGCTTCCAGACCTTCAATTTCACTTTCCAGTGTGGATTTTGATTCTTCGTGTTCTTGTTTTTCAGTCTCGAATTTTTCAACTTCTTCTTTTACTGTGTTTTGTTCCTCTTCTGTTTGCGCTTCTTGGATAGCTTGCTCCAATTCAGCTTCACGAACGGAAAAACTTTCATCTTTTTTTCTAAGCTCTTCCAACTCTGCTTTTTTAGAATCAATATTTCTTTTTAACATCAAAATTTTAAGTGCCATCATTTACTCCTTTCAGGCGTTGAATCATTTCTTTTTGCCAAAGTTCTTTTTTTCTTTTCTGTAGTTCTTCATAATCTTTTTTTCTTGCTATAACGGATGTGTCTTCATAGGCAGGAAACGTTACAACAGATACTTCATAAAGCTCAACCTTTTTTAATCGCCATACTGTTGTTCCGTTTTCCATTACTTCTGTACTTTGGTCTAAAATATCAAATCCGAAGCTGCATTGACTTACATCCCCACGCTTTACTCTTTCGTAAAGGTTCATCGCATCTTGGTCTGATTGATTGATAAGGATGCTCCCCCATAGTCCTGTTCTGTCAACTCTTAAAGCAAGGGTTCCGGCTGTAGTCCTCCCAAGAACCAAAGTGCTATCGTGATTCACCAACGCACGTACATCACCGTCAACCGTTTCATTGAAAGCGTCTTCGTCAATTGTTTCAATTGCGTTTTCCCACATACGGTATTCGCTGCCAAATACCGCAAAATATCCCTCAATATACAAGTTACCGTCCTCTGCACGTGTAGTAAATTTTCCGTCACGTACAAAGGCAGTCCGTTCACATGTCATTTATCGTCACCTCCATTCAATTTGTTTTGGTCTCCAATCATGCCACGCGGGATATAGTTTTCTAGAATAACAAGTTCATTTAGTCCTGGTATCGGTGACAGTCCTATCCAGTCTCTAACCTCATTACCCGTCATAATTCCTCGAACAAACTGGTCGTCTGCAACTGCAGCCATATCTTTTAAGTCGTAGTTATATAAGCTGCGTGCATTGAACCGAAAAAACCAATCAGGGTTATACAAAAGTTTCTTCGTAAGTTCCTGCTCTATCCCTCTGGCAATCGGCATGATTGTAGTGTTGATGAAGTTATTCCACGCATCACGTTTAAAATCCCCAATCCCTAGGACAAAAGGCGGCACTCCTAAGATAGCCGCCACCGTTTTTTTATCCAGTTCAACAAAGTCTGCCAATGCAAGATCTGATAATGATAAGGGTTTTACTTGTTCCACTTGAAATTGGTCTGTCGGAATCATCCAAGGCTCTCCTGCCTCTGTGGTTTCAATGTAATCATTCAAAAGCTTCTTGCGTCCTTCCGCGCTTGAGAATTCCTCTGTCAAAGCATCAACCTTTACGATAATGGAAGGCTTCCATTTTGAGGACATAAAACCTTTTTCTGTTGTTGCTGCTTGCTTTAAGTTGTTTGCAACCTCAGATAAAGCTACTTTGTACCCAGCACCTTTCCATGTGTAGTAACTGTCTGGATTCAAAACAAAATGCAGCACATTGTCAGGAGAGTACTCTGTTTCATTCACCAAAATTGAGTAGTCCCACAATCCAACAGGCATAAATGAAGCCATCGCAGCAGGTACAGGGTTTAAATCTTTTAAAATACCTCTCTTAAAGACAGGATATACAACCGCATTTCCGTTCCCTTCTAAAATCATTGTTTTCACTATCCAATGAATAAAAGTGGAGCGTGTCATTCTGCTATTGGGGTTAATATCAATTTTTCTGCTCAATTCATTCTTTACCCGAATATCTCCATCTGCCGTATTTTCCATGAGCTGGATTGTCATACTTGCAATTAACTTCGCTATGGTATCTACTGCGGTACATATTTCAGGGTTATGTGATAGACTTGTATATCCTTGACATACCAACGTGTCATAAGCATCTGTTGAGCATAACCACGAAACAGTGCTTTTTTCTTTTGGCTCTGCCCTTGCTCTTTTTTGTTTGTCTTTCTTTTTGCTCAATTTTTCATCACCCCCTTTGAGCGATTACTCGCCCCACCACTTTTTAGCTGCTTGACTTCTCTCGAGATTTTCCAAATAGCGTACGCACGCAAAAACCGAGGCATCGAATAAATCTATTCTTTGCTCTGGCTGTACTTTTTCATATTGAATCATATCGTCAGTTTTCTCTATGGCAGATACATTTTCCACGCAATATTCAAAAGCTTCCGAGTGCAAATAAAAAAGAGTGCCGTTTTTAGCACTCTGTTCTATATATCGGAACCCTTCTGATTTTTTGTAGAAGTATTGCGGTTGGTCTATGATTTTAAATCCGGCAGACTTCATGCCGATAAAATATTCTCTGCAAAACTTTCTGTCGTGTCCTACCTGTCGAATTTTAAAACCACGCTTTCTCATATCAATAAACCAATTTACAACATCAGCGTGATTGACCGTTGGGCTGTTACACATTGTCAAAAGTCCGTCATCTTGCCAGCCAAACAAAGGGATGTTATCCTCATCAGCTTTCACATGTGCTGCCACGATTGGGAAAAATGCATGTGTGATGATGATATCTACACCTTTGTAATGTCCGAAAAGGGACGCAGCTGTTAAGTCGTGCAATTTGGATAAATCTGCACCTCCATACCAGTCAATCGGTAATTTTGATAGTTGCTCTAATGTCCAGTTATATTTTTGGTCGCTGGCTCGGAATTCATCAATATTAAAGTACGCTTTTAATGCATTGGTGTACACATTTAATGACTTTGCATAAAAATCTTTTCTCTGCTGTGGGTCGTTTTGCGCTTGAAGTGCATCGTTCAATATTTCATCTGGACGAATCGTCACACCATATCCTGGGTTTGCCATTTCGTGAATTATCGGATTTGTATAGTCAACATTTCCGTTTTCATCTTCATTTGCACAGCACATAAATATGAAATACTGTTCATCTTTCACAGTACCATCCAATACCTTACGGCAATACTTTAAACGCTGTCCTAAAAACAATTGTTCATTATCTCCCGCCGTAGAAATACCAATCAAAAGTTTGTTTGTGTATGCTTTCATAGCTTCCTTAAAAAGATTATATTGTTTCGGCTTTTTGAATGCATGGCATTCATCCACTATAGCGATGTTGCAGTTCAATGAATCTTGTGTATCTGGATTTGCCGCCAGTGCGCGGATAAAAAAGGAACCATCCGGCAAAGACGATTCCATTGAATGCTCGTTGTTATTGTCTATGATTTTTACAGAACCACCATTTTTAGAGTTCTCACCCATTCTATCAATGTTGTACTTTAAAAAATTAAAGCTTTCTAAGGACTGCATTAGGGCGGCAGAGGCGATATAAGTTTTAGCGCCTGACCTTCTATACCATAGAGACAAAGCCCATGCAAGCGCAGCAGCTAAACCAGTCTTACCATTTTTACGAGGGATGAATATTAATGCTTCGTGATATTTCACTATATCCGTTCCGGCAAGCTTAAAGCCCACAAGATTGTATATAATAAATTTTTGGTATGGCTCTAGTTTAAACTGTGTTCCTCTTAACGGCGTTCCGTCCAGTTTTTCCCCTTGCTGGTGGCATAAAGTTTTTTCTATGATTTGAATACAAAATTCTGGAGCTTTTGAATCCATCCAATAATCAGGATTTTTCAAGTCTTGAAAAAAACGTTCTACTGCTTGCTGCAATTCTTTACATGCTACCTTTTCCCCTTCTCTGATACTGCTAGCGTAGTTTATGACATCCGTCCAGTTTTTCCCTTTAACCTGATTCAATTGACCTTAACGCCTCCGCAAGTCCACCTATTTTCTCTTTCTTAGGATTGTCACCTGTCATTTTCTTATAGCTGGACGGAGTTAATCCCAGTTCACGCCAGTATATCAACGCGCTTTTGTTCAGGTCGTCCCATAAAACCAGTAAAGGATTTTTTGTCATATTGGTTGAGCCACCTTTGTTTGTATACTCTATGACAGACTTTCCTCCCGATTCTTGAAACTCTTTAAATGTTTTATCCCTTTGTTCTAAAATGGCTGCTAAAGTTTCAACAGCTGAATCATATGAATCTTTTTGCACATCAAGTGCAGCCATCTGCTGTAAAATAAGGTTTTTCCATTTAGTTTTAGTCATAAGCTGCACCCCCTTTGTTAAAATTAGCATCAGAGTTGGAAACACTTACCCCCGCCGGTCCCTATCTATATAATTCTTCAATCTTGATGGTGGGGGGCTTTACTGTATCTCTCATTTTCTACATAAAGACTTTCGTAAACCTCTTTAAAATTTTTTGCATGCTTAATATCTGTAGTATGACTACAACTATATCCTTCATAGCAACAATCACATCGTGTTCTGTCACATAGATAAAGTATCCTTTCATTCCTTGGGTCTGACATAATCACTCCCTCTGATTTGTCTAAATCTTTTTTGTCATGAGTAAGAAGAGATATCCCTTCATCGCTTATCTTTATAGTGCAGTATCCAGCAGTACCCTTTGATATATTATCAATTGCTTCTTCAACCAATTTATCAATATCATCTTTATTAATCAACAATGTTACACCCCTTAATATCTTCTCTTATTATTTGCTTTCTCTGGATGAGCTTTGTTGTGGCAAGCAGAACATAAGCTAATAAGATTACTATCCGTATATACTAACTCCGGATATTCATCAGCGTGCTTTATATGATGTACTGTAGTAGCTTCTGTTTTCTTTCCATATCTCTTGCACCACTGACAAATGTATCCATCACGCTTCAAGATTTGTTTCTGTTTGCGTTTCCATCTAGTATCCTTATAATCAAACATACTTACCTCAATAAAAAAAGACCATGCATTAAGCATAGCCTTGTGTTAATGTCCTCTACTGGGCCACATCAAAGAGAGGTGCGAGAGGTCCTGTTTGGACTAGCTGGCAAGGTCACGCCCTTGCTCGATACCACTACTGCGATATAACCAGCTATACATGTACCGGTCATCACCCAGACCGGCAAGGGATTCTTTGCAAAGATTATCGGGCAATAGTAGGAATCGAACCTACCCATACAAGCGCTCCAGGCCTGCTGCTCTCACCAGTGAGCTATACTGCCACATACAGTCAGATTTTATTCCGACTGCTCTGCGCTTCCACAGCTTTTTTTATTTGCAGTTATAGCACTGCACTAGCTATATAGAAAGGAGGTATACAAACCGTTAGGAAACTCAAATTTCCCTGTTTACACTATATCATAGTATTTATAGGACATACTAGGACATGTTATGTATTTTTATTTGCATTAATGCCTTTCCATGTAATCTCGTAATATTTCGATAACCATAACCCATCATAACGGCAATTTTTTCCCACGTAAATCCGTTAATATACCGATAACGTAAAAGCACCCTTAAAGTATCATCTTCTACAGTATGAAGTGCTTTCTCAATATCCTCTTTTACTTCATATAGTAAATCTATCTTTTTATTGATTTTTTCTTCCTGTTCTTCCAGCTTTTCAATAGTTGACTGTGTTTTATTATTTTCTCCTGTACCTTTCGGCATATCGCTGTAAGTAGGCGTTATTTTTGTACCAAGTGAAAATATTTCATCTTTTTCCATAAGCAATTGATTTACTTCTCTATCTATCTTCCTATATCTTTTTAGATATTCTTTCTTTTCTTTAGTCGTCATATCTTTTCTTCTTTTCCCTCCCTATTAAACTACTTATATACAAACCCACGCAAAAGATTAGTACACTACCCGAAAATATCATCCCTATCAAAAAAGCCCACCAGTACCGAAACACTATGGTGAAAGACATATGTAAAG